TCGAAATCACCTTCCATGGAGGTTCTAATCGGAGTCCGATTAAATCCTTTAACTCCATTGGGAGCATCCGTTTTGATGAACCATGCATCAGTATCCGTGAGATAGTGGTTAACGGCATAGCCTTCCGGAAGCATTCCCATGTTCCGCATTGCATTTATGTCGTTATCCGCTGTTCCAGGACGCAGTGTCGATTCAAGTAAACGGTCCGTAGTAAACTGAAGTTCCTTTGGAATAATCAGTTTATTACCTTTGACAGCAATTTTCAGCCCGCGCTCATCAACAAAGCCAGCAATATCAATGAGAGCCTGTTCAAGACTGGTCTCATTGAGATCCGCTGCTGTCGAAAGTTCGTTTCTGAAAGTGTTACCATTAACAAGGGTGTGGGCGGTGGAACAAAGTTCCAAACCATCACCACCTGTATAGGTGCTGTCGAACGCATTGTTAAGAACCGCCGCGCCCTTGACCTCTTTGGTCTGACTCATGCTTCGCGCCAAAGCCCGTGTGTACCGACCAGCCAACCGATCATAAAGATTATCTTCGATTGCCTCCTCGGTAATGGAGAACGCAAGTGCGATTGTCTCCATTGTATAACGAGCAGTGTAGGCTTCTTGTGCGTCATCATAAGTGATGGCCGCACCTTCCGTCTTCGTTGGCGCTGAACCAAAGCCACTCAGCATGACCTCTTCTTCAAAAGCACGATCAGAGTTCTCCATATCGAAGACCTCTTCGTACTCTCTTCCGTACTTGTCATATTCCAAGCCAAACAAGGCATTAAGGCCGGGTTCCAACTCTTTGACTAGTTGTGCTCTGCTAATAGTCATTGGTCAACCCTCCTATACGCCAACAGTGGCTGCGGTGCCACCAGCAGCAGACCCGTTGGGACTGTTGAAGTGGTTATTCAGCCGTACCAAAACGCCAATGCCAGCAGCACTGAAATCTTGGTTGGACGCATCATCAACCCACCCCAATACCCTCATATTCAAGGAATTGGTAGTGGCAATTGTAGAAACAGCCAATGTGCCAGACGACATACCAGTAGTAGTACTTCCACTGGTGGCGGTGGCAAAGTTTGCGTTTGCAAACACACCGGCTCTTGCCGTTGCCTTGGTTGTCCACGTAGCATCGGTCGCGACCACAAAGATTTGGTTTGGATCATCCGCGACCCAAGCCTTTACTGGATGGTTGCTATCAGCCCCCGAACCGGGCCAATACTGTGACCACGTGGGTTTTCCAGTAGTACTAGCGACATATTCACAACCCATAAAAGCGCCGAGTAAACCAACAGTCCCTCCTGCGGCATTACCTGTTAAATCTATATACCCCGTACTCAGGGGAATAACAGGTTGACCTTGATAAAGAGGGTTCGTATTGCCATTGGCAATTTCATACATTGTATAGCCGCTAACACCAGTGGAATTGGAGTTCTGACCCATCTTAGCGATAGGTCTCAAACCCCACGATCCATTGAGATTAGCCATACCATTTGCTCCTCAAAGCAATTGCGGAATTAAAACAGTAGAACCTAAGTCTCGGACTTAGGACCACCAAACGTAACACGCGATTGACGTTCAGGTTTCTGAATAGCCATCGAATGATGCTGCGTTTCCTTCATGAGATCGTTATCTACCGCTTGCATTGCATCTGCGTTTCTTTGCAGAAAATAATCCGTGCGCTCGTCAACTATCTCCACAGGAATACGGGCTAATAGAAGCCCACCCACACCAAAAACTCCTTCATATCTACCGCTATCAATAGTAGGGGCCTCAAACTCAGGGTATTCTTCTTTCCGGACCAATTCCCACCCTTCTCTCATACGGGCGGACACATTCTTCCGGTCATCAAATCCCCTCACTTCGGCCCTAATCCAGCGGTGAACAAATCCATCTGGTGGGTCGGGTGCATCCAACATGGACGGTGGTTGCCAAGGTTTGCGGCGTGGTTTTGCAGCCCTGGTTTTCATGGCGCGGGGAGCGCGATCAATTTTTTCAGTGTTCATTGTATCGTTCTCCGTCAACGTTTGTATTTCGCGTATTCGCTAAGTGGCACTCCAAGCTTATGCGCTATCGCAACCTCACTTGGGGAGAGTTTTACTGTTCTGCGCCCAGAATTACTGGAGCGAATGGCAGAGGCCACCGTCTGTTGTGGACGGCGTCCTTCTGATACAGAGACCACCTGTTCCACAACGCCGCCGTCGTTAAACTTGTGCGGAAAGGCCTCTCGGATTCTTTTGTCGATCTCAGCATAATATTCAGGAGAGCTTGTGTCAAAGCCTTCTTCCTCGACCATCGTCTTATGAATACCGAATGCTGCAAACGTCATTGCATCATTTTCTCCAAACCACGTATTGTTTTCTGCCCACTTTTCCGCTTTGGGATCCGGGCGAACAGGGGCTTGGGGCGCTGCTTGCGCCTGAGAAAGGGCGGCGGCATTCTGTTGGGCGGCATTCTGTTGGGCGGCTTGCTGCATTCGTGCCTGCTCTGCTTTGGCTGAACGAACGCGCTCTTCTTCAATTACCAATTGGGCGAGCTTTTTATTTAACTCCACTTGTTGGCTTGTGTCATTAGTCGCTATAGCCGTCTCTAAGTCCTTGGTGAGGGCCTGTGTCTGTGAGGCAATACGCTCCCCATACTCACTAACATACCCCACATCTAAGTTATGTACGCGCCCTTTTAAGGCCACGTTCTCCTGTTGCATACCACGAGCATAGTCAACAGCAGCCTTCTGCTGTCGCTCTGCTTCCCGTGCCTTTTTAGTTAGCTTATCAATCCGCTTCTGAACTTTGGCGCTGTAGGCCTCATGTTCGGGGAAATCTTCTCCGGAAGAAACGTTGACCTCTGATTTATCTATTTCAACAGAGACACTCGGTCCTTCAGAAGGAAGATCTACTGAATTCGATTCTGTTTCTGGCATGGTTTCGTCTCCATGTTAAAAGTGCAGGATATCTTCTGGATCCTGAATTACGGCTATTATTTCATCGTCATTGAGAATACGGACCTCGCCGCCGTCTATTTTGAAACGAGCACCCGAATATCGCCCAAAGATCACCCAGTCTTTCTCACCGCACCACGGTCCCGTTGGAAATTTCTCCTCGTCTTTATACGCTAAAGGCCCCGCCGAAAGTACATATCCGCATACGGTGGCAACAGATTCTCTGTCAATAGTTTGATCTGGAAGAAGAACCCCCCCTTCTGTTTTGCCCTTCCCCCTGTATGGGAGGATCAAAAGCCGCCATCCGGTTGGCTTGGGTAAACGTTTCAACGAACTTTTATCTAACTTCTCGGGATCAAGTGTTTTTTGTTCCGATGGGGCATAAGCCGTTTTTAAAGAAACCGGGGAGTTCGGAAATACGGGAGCAGATAAAGGGGGACCATAATTTTTCATTAGTCAGCTTTCTCCAAAATATCTCTCAGTTCCTGTCCTATATAATCTAAAGACTCCAAAGATCCAACCAATTGTCTGTATTCCTCCATGTTTTTTATAGAACCTCCGACTAACATTTGAGTGATGCGTTTTCGTCTTTCAGCAAGGACTTTTATCAAGTGTTCTGCAAGAAGGATACCATCCATTATTTCGAAACTCCTTTATCCGGTGGTATGCTCGACACAGAGAACCTCCCAGACAGTGTTATATTCATCTCCCCATCTCATTGTTTCTTCCTGATCGCCGTCCCGGTATAAAAAAGGACCCGGTAACTGGCTACAAGGAACATAATCAATCCTTATCGGAAGCGGCGAACTTCCGGCGCAACCGCCTACGAAGACGAGGACTGCCCCTAAGATCGCGGATAGCTTTACTGGCTTCCTCCATCTTTGAAATAGCATCCTGTAAGCCCTTGCTTATTGCCTTTACTTCCCCGGCATCCATTAATTGTTTCTGCTGAATGATACGGGCTAGTATCGAACCTAACTTTAGAACTCCTCTGAACAAGGCAATCCAACTCATTCAGGTTTTCCTTTCTCCCTGATCACCATTGCTACAGCGGCAGCAACAGCGGCGGCTGCTCCAAATAACATTGTCCATTGTCCTTCATTAAACCCCATGACCCCAAGACTTGCCAGCATTGCGGCGGCCCCGGCATAAGTCGATGGTTCACTGAGTCGAGCTAAAATCATCTTCATGATGTTTTCCTTCTCGGGTCTGTATTTGCCATATTCTAAGCCAAACAAGGCATTAAGGCCCGGTTCCAACTCTCTGGCTAGTTGCGCTCTGGCTAGTTGCGCTCTGCTAATAGTCATTAGTCCGCCCTAGGCATATGTGTAGAATTTGCCACGAAGAGCGGCCCCCATACCTTTTTTAGTGCCCTTTATCACTATGCCGGTGGATGTATCCGGCGTGGCCACATTCTTGGGTCCATTATAAGAAACAGTTCCCTGATCCTTGATAACTTCTCCTTTAGCAATGGGTCCTACAGAAGGCTGGTTCCTTTTGGTGGCGGCCATGGCTGTCTCCTATCTTCTCTGTCTACAACAATTGTTTATTTTGAAGCCTGCTTCAGTAACTCTCGTTCCCGTGCCGCTTGGATACGCGCAGCGACAATTTCTTCGGAGGAAGCAATGCGTTCCTTCCCAAGTGCGAGTGTGTTATCCGCTTTTTCTTGGTCAAGAGATAATCTAGCCTGATCAACGGCCAATTCATTTACATCCCGTTGTTCTCGGATCTGAAGATCTTTTTCCTTGAGGGCGACCAACGGATCAGAATCGGTCCCACCACTGATTTGTACGCTTAATGCTTTCACTTCCTGCATTCCCTGTGAAATCAACTCCGCAACCGTACCCTCAATTTGCAGGACTTGCTGCTCGTTTGGGGGTTGGCCCCCAAGCTGTTGTTGCATCTGAGAGGCAACCTGTTCTTTAGCTTTTACAGAAATATGCTCCATCACATGTTTTTGAAGAGCCATCACCACTTGCGGCATCGTACCGACGACAGTGGAAGAGCCGAAAACCAAGTGCGCCATCATGTGGGCATCGTGATTTTGCCCTTCAAATACCACAAGCGGACTATTTTCCAGTGCGTCGGAGTTCTCTAGCGCAGGATCTTTTGCAACGGGGTCACCTTCTTCACTAGGCTTGAGAATTGCATCCACGTCCTTGACACCAAGGGCTGTATACATGCGACGGTACGCTTCATATAAGTTATGAAGATCTGGTGCCGATTGAGCAAGTTGAAGTTCCGTTTGCGCTAAGACGATCCTTTGGGCCATGGACGCAATATTTGGGTCCGACACAGGTATGACATCAACGCGGTCATCAAAGTCTGTCGCTTTTATGACGCGTTCCGCGCCGACGACGTTATACGGATATTCAGGAGGAAGATAATCTGCAAAAACGTAAGCCAATAAATAGAACTCTTCCTTCTGTGCGTAATGCAGCCGCTTGTGAATAGCCGACATTACTTTTGCGCCTTGCTCCAGAAGGGCAATAGTTGTGCCCACGGGGGCTTGCTGGTTGCCATCCCCAACCTGTAGGTTGGAAACCGCAGCGAACCGTTGACCGGCTTCCACACAAAAACCCATCAATTGAAACAATGTCTGATCTGCGCCTTTATAAGGAAGCAGCATCAAGGCATCGCGAATCACGCCCCCCGGTGCGTCCACGTCACGAAACTCTCCCGGCGACAGCGGCTCGTCTTCATTACGGATCCGTAGTCCGCGCGCCTTGAACCCTGCTGGGAGGTTAGACAGGGTCCCGGCGTCGATGAGTTGACGTAGCGCCGCCGTCGCCGTTCGACTTAGCCCTCCAATCATATGGATCAGGCCAAGACCGTAAAAACCAAAACCGGGCAAGAATTTAAAGTGTACAAAGTACTGGCGTTTCCTTCTGTCCGGATCATCTTCCAGCCAGTTTCTTCGTATACTAAGAACTTTACTGTTGTTATCGGAGATCGTGACAATGTAAGGAAGCTTGATCCCGGTCGGCTCCCCATCTTCTCCCAGGTCTTCAAATCCTGGTATGTCAAGATTGACATGGCATTCAAGTAAAGTGATGTCGGTATCAAGATAAGTGGCCTCAATCCCGCTTATCTTGTTCATCTCTTCTTTAATCTGAGATGGATCGGCCTGTGTCTCCTGTACTCCTATATCAAGATAGAATCCTGCTACCTGTTTCTTTCGTAAATCGTTTTCCGTTACTTGAATAACATGAGTTACGTTTTCAGCCGTTTCTAGGTCCGTTGCGGTATAGGGAACGACCAATTGTTCCGCCGGAACAAACTTGCTCACAGCCCGGCGCAGGAAATCGTCGTAGTACACCTTCTTAAACGTCGAACCAGCCAGCGGTAGATAGAACAACATTTGATCGAATTCAGGAGTGTACTCCTTCATCACGCAACTAATTTGATAATTCATAAAGTGGCGAACACGCTCCGCTTGGGCTTCGACTTCCGGTGTAACCTTCCCTATTATTTCTGTCCTCACAGGCCCACCAGCAGGAAGCATCTCATTGAATGCCTGCGCCTGGAACTGCGTGACCGCTTCCGCCAGCAAAGGATGCGTTACACCGGTCGCCCCCCGAAAAGGTTGACTCCTGTCCTCGTACTTGAAGCCCAGCAATTGCAGACCGGTGCTGTAGGCTTCCTCCCAGTCCTTGCGACCGTTCTTATTGCTTTCGTATTCTTCCACTAGCTCCGAAGAAACCTTACTTAGTTCCGAGGCTGAAATGTCTTCTGCGAGATTTTCATAAAAATCACCGCTGTCCTGGCGCACTGCCCGTGGATCAAAATCCACGACCACTCCACCATCCTCTTCCATTTCAATATTAAGGCCCGACGCTTCAATAATAGTGGGGTCTTCCACCGAGACCTCTGCCCCCTTATCCTCGTCCAATTCCACAGGAGGAATGGCATTCTTCCGTTCTACAAGAGAGGCGGTGCCGAAATTGCTGCGCGGTAAAGTGGGAGGGGCCATGTTTATGCAATCCCTCTACGGCGAGAGCTTCCAAGGCTTCCAAGTCCGCCACTCATGCGGTTGTACCAATCTTGATCCCGGTGCCTTTTAGACAGTTCACCCATAGTTTCCCCTTCCTCACGAACACTCATGTTTCCATAACGAGGAAGCTCACCGGCCATCGTACCACGGTCCACGTAGCCACCATCTTTCTTATAGGGTCCGGGGGTTCGCCCCCCATCCCCTCCGGGTATGAATTGCAGGTCTCCAATATTTTTTCTCATGGGTAAAAAAGAAGAATCCACATCCTCCTGAGATACCGAAGGAGGTAAAGGAACCGTTTGTTCTTCCGGAGGACGTGGAGGTTCAACAAGTCCCTGACGAACTAGATTTTCTAGAATACCCGCTATATCAGAAGGCAATTCTCCGGGCGAACCCGGAGGGAAAAAAGCCTCGGGGTTATTGCGAACAAGGCCAATTAATTCGCTTATTTTATTCAGACCAACCAAGCGGTTAAATTCTTCGAATACCACGACGTGGCCGCCATCTTGATAACGCAAAGGTCTAAAGCCTAGTCCAGGCATGACAGCTCCTCCGTGAGCGAGGGTGCGTTCCGGCTCCTCTAATCCAGATTGAACCAAGGCCGATCCGCCACCCCCAACGGATACTGTTCCTAGTCCGGGATCGAAGGGAACCAATACATTTTCATCTGTTTCATCAGAGAGGTTAGTCGTGGAAGAAAGCAGTTCCGGATCGAAGGGAACCAATACATTT